GGTAAACACACACGTCCAGCTTTCGGCATCCAGACAACTATCCGGCCATTCAACCTGACGCGAGACGTCACCAGGGCAATCTCGGAGCTTTCGGTTGTGGTCTAAGCTACGGTTGCGGTCCTGAATGGTTACTACGGTTGGTTAGGTTGGGGCTGGCAGGATTTGCTGGCTAGCTGGAATGGCGTTCTGCTGATGGATGGGGCTTCTTAGTTCAAATGTTAGTTTCCTCATCACCCTTAATCCTCTCGAAGTTCTTCTCGAAGTTTTTGGTGTCGAACACTGACCACCGACCATTATGAATGGCGTATGCACAGGTCTTGTTTTCGTCCTGATAAACCACCCTTACCTTGCGATAAAACCGTGGCTTAATCTCTCTGAATATTTGCTCGCTCATGCTCACTCCTTCACTTTAAATCCAGACTCCGGATAATTCTGTTGCGCTGAAACTCATTGTTGAGTTTGAACAACCGTCGAAGAACACGGTCACGCGGATAGCGTCGTGCGGCAGGTGAATGCTCATACAACTCATCAAGCGGCAAACTGGACGATGAACGATACCGATACCAACGCACCAACTCTTCACGAAAATTAGCCCTGACAAGTTCAGCTACCGTACTCATTTCTTAAAACCTCCTCAAACGCATTCTGACGCATTTTTCATTCTCGCTGCTTATCGGCATTCCTTGCACGCACTTACCTCACTACAGAGCGATTGTGATGCCTTAAAAGCGATTTATTGAAGTGATATTTGCTTAATCGAAATTCTTTTCTTTGATTCCTGCGGCCCTGATGGCTTTCATTACTGCAATTACCGTTTTGTCACGCCCATCCTCATAACCCATCGCATAAGCACCTTCTTCACCATCTTTCCAAAAGTCGTCATTCGATTCGGGCCAGTCGATATCCAGTTCAATAGTTGCTCGCGATGCCTGCCATATCTCCCAGGCAAACTCTTTTAGCTCATCGTCTTCCGTGAACGGGCTTTTGTGTTTTGACCACCACTCTTCGAATTGTCGGTAGATCTCGCTCATATTCCCCTCAACTAACAAAACGCCACGCCATTTTTGCTACAGCGACAGGCGCAACACCGATAATCACCCACAGGAGAATGCTACCGAACAGCACACCCACCAGGTCTTTACCTTCGCCTACCAACCGGACAAAACTTCCGACAACCGCAATGAACGTCGACACCATCCACATAGCACCGAGAATCCTCAATGCAGAAAAAATCAACTCAACCACGATTTACTCTCCCCCAAATAAAAAGGCCTGCGATTACCAGCAGGCCTGTTATTAGCTCAGTGATGTAGATGGTCACCTTTTAACTCCATATACCGCCAATACCCGTTTCATCGCGGCACTCTGGCGACACTCCTTAAAAATTAGGTTCGTGCTCATCTTTCCTTCCCGTTCTTCCTTGGTAGCAAACCGGTAATACACCGTTCGCCAGACCTTACCTTCGATAACCAGAAGACCTGCCCGTGCCATTTTAGCCGCGGCCTGATTTATGCTGGTTACTGTTGCGCCTGTTAGCGCGGCAACGTCCGGCGCACAGAAGCTATTATGCGTCCCCAGGTAATGAATAATTGCCTCTTTGCCCGTCATACACTTGCTCCTTTCAGTCCGAACTTAGCTTTGAGTTCTGCGATCTTCGCCAGAGCCTGTGCACGATTTAGAGGTCTACCGCCCATGACAGGAAGTTGTTTTACTGGTTCAGGGATCGCCTCACCACGGTTAATTCTCGCAGTCATATGGACAAGCTCATCTGCGGCCTTACGGCGTAATTCCGCATCAGTAAGCGCATTGGCCCGCATGTTCTGATACAGGTTGGTAACCAGCCAGTAGTGCGCGTTCGATTTCCACGGATAAGACTCTGCATCCGGATACAGGCCTCGCTTCCGGCAATACTCGTAAACCATATCAACCAGCTCGCTGACGTTTGGCAGTCCGGCGATAACGGATGCTTCTTCCCGGCACCATGCAACAAACTGCCCGGGTGATGGCAGAAATGGTCGATTCTGCCGACGGGCTACGCGCATTCCTGCGTTAACCTGTTCCATTGTGGTGATCCCGTTTTCCCGGAAAGCCAGAACCCACTGGCGGCGGATTTCGTTCAGTTCGTTCTGGTCACGGTTAGCCAGACTCGCCGGGAAAGTTGCCAGTAACTGGCTGAACACACCGTTGATGATCTGCGCAACCTGCTGTACCTGCAGCTTTTCGTCGTACTGTTCCGGCATGTTGTTGGCGATCCGACGCATCTGCTCACGGTCAAAGTTAACCATCTGTGCGGCGATGTTTTTCATAAATCCACCCCGTAAATCCAGTCAGTGTTTGTCAGGTCGAGTTTTGGTTTGCTGGCTGTCACGCCTGCCTGTTGCTTGTTACGGTTGATTTCGAGCTGGGTCCACTTGTCGCGGAGTTTGGCCGGACTCAGCACGTTACCGGACCAGAAGTTGTCCTGGCAGGCCCAGCGGAAAAGCACACACATATCGCGGTGGTTACGTCCGTCACGTTCACGCATCAGGCGGATATCGTTAGCCCACCCAGCAAAATTCGGTTTTCTGGCTGATGGCGCGATGGTCTTCACCATGTCAAACATCCACTCTGCGGCGGTCAGGTCTTCTGCTGTTCCCCACTTGCTGCCGCTCTGAATTGCAGCATCCGGTTTAACCACAGAAAGATCGTTTTCTGGCTGGTCAGAGGATTCGCCAGAATTCTCGGACGAATAATCTTTTCTTTTTTCTTTTGTAATAGTGTCTTTTGTGTCCCCCTGTTTTGAGGGATAGCAATCCCCCAATTTGAGGGATGTTTTATCCCTCGTTTTAGGGGATTTTCCCTCGTTTTGAGGGATACACCATTCTGAGATGTTTTTATTTGGTCCAAACATGCCGCCTTGCTGCTTGATAATATTCATTCTGACGAGTTCTAACTTGGCTTCATTGCACCGTTTGACGGGTAACTTTGTAATCTCGCTAAGTTGAGAATCGGTGATTCTGTCCATTGGTTTATTCCACCCATAGGTTTTACGCAGAATGGCAAGCAGCACTTTAAACTGTCGCTTGGTCAGATCTGCGCCTGAATAAGCCTCAAGCAGCATATTTGATAGTCTGGCGTAACCATCATCGAGATCTGCCACATTACGCTCCTGTCCGGCAAAGTTACCTCTGCCGAAGTTGAGTATTTTTGCTGTATTTGTCATAATGACTCCTGTTGATAGATCCAGTAATGACCTCAGAACTCCATCTGGATTTGTTCAGAACGCTCGGTTGCCGCCGGGCGTTTTTTCTTTGTGATTCCATCAAGCGCATACTTAAAAGCCCTGCTAATTGGACTGATGTCTGATGCCATTCCGAAAGCACACAAGACCGAAGCAATAAACCGCCAGTCCGTTCTGCTTATCTTCGATTCATGACAGCCAATCATCTTTGCCAGACCACGCTGGGTAAGCGTTGACAGGTTGATGAGTAAATCTGTTTCTGCGCGATCAACGTCACGCTGTGATAGTTTGCTGTAACTTGTTTGTTCCATTTCTTAAGATTTCCAATAGTGAATAGTTAGTTGAAAGGTATGCGTGGAAACGCATATGGCCTTAGTTGGTCAGATATCTTGGGGCTCGCTTTTCAGCGACGTAGGACGAATGTCCGTTGTTACAAAGAGCGGCTCCGCTTATTAAGCGGATTTGTGCTCCGGCGGGAACACGTCATCAAGACTTACTTTTGCGCCTAACTTGTTTAGACACGCAACAAGAGCACGGCATGTTTTAAGGTCTGGGAAGCGACGACCAGATTCCCAATGTCCGATAGCTCCCTGTGTGCATCCAACTGCCTTAGCAAGTGTTGTTTGAGAGATATTCAGTGACTCTCGATATTTTCGTAGGTTGCTCATATGCCCTCCATAGTAACCATGAAGAAAAAATACAATATGTACTTTTTGAATGCAAGCAAAAATACACATTGTGCATGGATGGTTGCAATACAGAGCGTAATAATAAGGACATGAAAATGAAATGGTATGAACTGGCTAGATCCAGAATGAAAGAGCTCGGCATAACTCAAGAGAAGTTAGCCGAAGAGCTAGGTATGACGCAGGGTGGGATTGGACACTGGTTGCGCGGATCTCGTCATCCATCTCTTAGTGATATTGGTGTGGTGTTTAAATACCTTGGTATTGATAACATATCATTCAACCACGACGGGACATTTTCACCTGTTGGCGAATACTCATCGGCCCCAGTTAAAAAACAATATGAGTACCCTGTTTTTTCTCATGTTCAGGCTGGGATGTTCTCTCCAGAACTCAGAACCTTTACCAAAGGCGATGCGGAGAGATTGGTAAGCACAACCAAAAAAGCCAGTGACTCTGCATTCTGGCTTGAGGTTGAAGGTAACTCAATGACCGCCCCAACAGGTTCCAAACCTAGTTTTCCTGACGGGATGTTAATTCTGGTTGACCCAGAGCAAGCTGTTGAGCCCGGCGATTTCTGCATAGCCAGACTTGGTGGTGATGAATTTACCTTCAAGAAACTGATCAGGGATAGCGGTCAGGTGTTTTTACAACCACTAAACCCACAGTACCCAATGATCCCATGCAATGAGAGTTGTTCCGTTGTGGGGAAAGTTATCGCTAGCCAGTGGCCTGAAGAGACGTTTGGGTGATGTACATAGCATTTCTGGATAAAAATACAGATTCCCTTTATGGGAAATGAATCTATAATTCCCAAAGAGGGAACAAAATCGGATTATGAAGGTCTTAAACGTAGAGAAGCTTCACAGTTTTAGCCGGAAGCACAATCAGGCCAAGGGGGCTTTAGACTCTTGGTATGATGAAGTGATAAGAGAAAACTGGAAAACGACTCAAGACATACGGAATAGATTTAATTCTGCCGACTTCCTTCCTAACAACAGGGTAATTTTTAATATAAAAGGCAATAACTATCGGCTCGTTGTCCAAGTTGTTTACCAGGCAGGAATGGTCATAGTTGAAAGAGTTGGAACTCATGCAGAGTACGACAAGTGGAGGCTTAAATGAATCGAACTAGCTGGCGCATCATTAAAAATAGTGAAGAGCATGCTGCAGCTATGGAAAGGCTCATTGAACTTGCGTCTAGTGATTTACAACCTGGAACTGAAGATTTTGATGAGTTTGAACTACTAGGCTTGCTTATCGAGCACTATGAGTCACGCGAGTTCCCTATGGACAAGCCAGATCCCATAGAAGCAATCAAGTTCCGTATGGATCAACAAGGCCTCTCTTATGCCGATATGAAACAATACATTGGCTCAGCATCTAAAGTATCTGAGGTCTTAAATCGTAAGCGTCCATTAAGTCTTTCAATGATCCGTAGACTACATGACGGACTTGGAATTCCTGCAGATATCTTAATTCAAGATATGAGCGCAATTGAATGGAGCCTAGTTGACGCAGAGGAAGAAGAAACAGCCATGACTAGCGTCATTGCTCGGTGTGAGTCAGCCGTCACATCACCTTCTGCTTATTTCGCTGAAAAGGCTACAGAATCTTACTTTTCAAAAATGTTGTTCAGCGCAGTAAGGGGTAACGGCAAATGCAAAGAAAAACGGAATGTTTTTTCTTTGATAAGTAACTTGTCATCAAGTTTCACAGCGGCTAGCAACCTGAATGACGAAATGACTTCTGACGGAAATTACTTATTATTACCATGAAAATTGAACTCATTAGCAAAAAAGTTGAACGCTTGGTTATGACACGGCTAGAAGGCGATTCAACAGCAAAAAAAGCCATAAAAACAACCGTTAATCTAAATAATGAACTTTACACTAATGTGAAGGATTCAAAGCTATTTAGAGTGAGATATTTTGCCTCCGTAACTATTGAAGGCAGGCTTGAGATGGACATCACATACGACTTTGACTTCCGGTCAGAAGATGATTTTTCTCATGAAATGGCAAAATCATATGAGGTAAGGTCCATTGCTCCCAATATGGCATATCCCTATATAAAAACATATGCCGAGCAAATTATCCTCATGTCAAATCTTGGTAGGTTCACTCTGCCTTATTTTGATTTCTTGGCCAATCCCATGGAAACGAACAGTAATAAGTGAAATTCCCCACCCGGCCTCAGCGCCGGGTTTTCTTTGCCTCACGTTCGCCACCTAAAAACACATAACCAAATGTATTTATTGAAAAATAAATAGATACAACTCACTAAACCACGCAATTCTGATCTCTCCTTACATCGCCGAGGCGATACACCCACGCTAAAAAACAACACTATTAAATACAAAGTGTTATAAAAAACCACCCTATTTTAGAACAAATCGTATTGACCCAATAAAGTACATATCGTACTATTTAACCGTCAGCAGGACGCTGGAAGCCAAACGGAACAGACTGGCAGGCTCTTTAAACAACGTCGAACTCTCGACTACGTGGCTGAAAAGCCAGATCACCCAACCACATGAGCTGTGGGATGCAATGCCGAAGCAACCGTCTCAGGAGGAGCTTCGAGATTGCATCACCAAAGTTTATTCGGGAGGAATCTATGTCCAGAAAAACAGAATTTAAAGGCACCTCAGCTTCTCGTCGTAGAGCTCGTCGCGCAAACCTGCAAAGTCAGGAGGCGATTAGCTCCGACAAGCTACACAGACCAACCCCCTCTCGAGTGGTCTTGCAATGCAAGCGCAAACCAGCAATGAGAGCAGAAGTAATAACACTGACAACGTTGACCAGAAAATATGAAGGCTCAACTTGTCTTCCGAACGTAGCTCTTTACGCGGCAGGCTACCGGAAATCCAAACAACTGACAGCAAGATGACTTGTGTTGGTCGCCAGAAAATGAAATTAGGCAGCAAACCACTTATTTGAGAGGAATTAATATGTCATCAATCCGCTTAACTACGAGAATGAAAGAGGAAATCGCTCGTAACGCTTTAATTAAGTCTGGGGTTTTCACTGAACTTGAAGAAGTAACAAAGTTAAAGAACCAGCTTGCACTTGACGCCAGAGTTATTGCGTTTGGCGGTAAAAAGAAAACTGATGAAGTGGATCAGTTATCATCCAGGTTAGTAGCTATAAGTGAAGAACTTGAAAAGATGGGATGTTCATTTTACTCATGCGATGTTCGTTCTACTTCGATTTATCTGACTGTATCTGGCAGAAGGGTTGGATGGCATTCATATGGGAAAGACGGCAACGGCGAAGATATATTGCTCCCTACTCCGACCAAAGATAAATGCATGTTTGACGCAGAACACGAAATAACAAAAAGGTTTGATGAAATCTGCGCATTGCAACAAAAACTTGAAGACAAGAAAAAGGATATCGAATCAAATGTATGGGCTGCTTTGAACTCAGTCACAACAGTTAAGCGACTTATTGAAGTTTGGCCTGAAAGCAAAGAATTGCTACCAAAAGAAGCAGATAAAGCAAGTACAGCACTTCCTGCTTTACGGGTAGAAGATTTGAATAAGATGATTGGACTTCCTTCCGAGGCCGCATAGTCTGCCTTTATTTTTGGCATAAACAACAGAATAAACACTGCACTGTGTATTCATTCCAACGAGTGAATACACGGAGCAATTTAAAGCGTAAATAAGGAGCACACCATGCAATATGCCATTGCAGGGTGGCCTGTTGCTGGCTGCCCTTCCGAATCTTTACTTGAGCGAATCACACGTAAATTACGTGACGGATGGAAACGACTCATCGACGTACTTAATCAGCCAGGAGTTCCCCAAAATGGATAAAACACTTATGGCTATC